TCAGCTATCAATGAGAAAATAAAATATAAATAAATCAATGCATTGAAACAAACCACTTAGCAGATACCACGAAAAATACCATGTCTCAATAATAGAGCTGTCTACAGGCTGTTCAGACGAACAATATGGCCGCTCTACTCCTAATAGAGTCCTTAGCTCGGTCACATCACTAATTTCAACATAGATGTGAACAAAATGAGGCATCAACGCACCTATTCAGTTAGTGTATTTGATATCGTATGTGGCAACAAAAAATGGAGTTACAATCTTGAAAGTAAGCGAGTTATCTAGCCAAATTGGCCGACTTTACGGCTTAAACAACATCAACATAATTATGGGCCGAAACGGTGCGGGAAAAAGTCGTTTCCTTCGTGATATCGAACAAACAATCAGCCAGAACAAGCAGCAATTTTATGTCCGGTATGTAAGTCCAGAGCGAGCAGGATCGTTCAAGCGTGATGGCACCGTCCTCACAAATATGAGCGACAACCCCGAATGGCTGAGGCACACTCGGGCAGTTAATCAGGCAAGCAACTTCAAAGCTGCATCGGCTATGCTATTTCGCGAGGCCGAGACGCTTTACTTACGTCGACTTGCCAATACTCCGGAAATTCGAACTGATCTAACGCGAAACTTTCAGACAGACCGATTAAGTAAAATTAATCAGCTTCTCACTAACATTTCGCTCGAGATGGGTAATGTCGATTATGAGTTTCGATCACTTGTAGATGGTCAGATTATTGATCCGGCCCAAATCAGTAGCGGTGAATCGGAAGCGGTTGCATTAGCCGCGGAAATCATCTATTTCTTCGACACAATAGATCCGGAGAAATTCAACGTACTCCTCCTCGATGAGCCTGATGTACATCTGCACCCCGACCTCCAAGCTAGACTGGGCAAGCTGATAATCAGTATGCTCGACGAATTTAGAACACACGCGAACAGTATTGCCATATGCTTATCCACCCATAGTTCCCCGCTCGTCTGTTCTCTTGCCGCCTCCCCATATGTATCAATCGGCACGAAGAGCTTTGCAGTGAATGAAATCTCATTGATACCGGCCAGCGATGAACTTCGAAAGATTGCACCATTCTTCGGGCACCCCCTATCGCTTTCTCTTAGCGAAGACGCTGCATTAATTTTGGAAGGAGAGGACGACGAACGAGTCTGGCAACAAGCGGCCAGAACATCACAGGGTCGAATAAAAATCTTTCCCGTACTAGCAGGTAGCGTAGATCAACAGAGTCAACTTGAGGATTTTTGCGTAGACCTCCTTAGTACACTCTATGACAATCCAATCGCCTTTTCCCTTCGTGATGGCGATGGTGTAATCAACGAGTCGCTTGAACATCGCCTACCTCTTAAACGCTATCGCTTACGATGCTACGCTATCGAAAATGTTCTTTTGACTGATTCATGCCTTGCAGTAATGAATGTTACATGGGTGGAATTTGTAGACGCAGCCAAAAAATGGGTTGAGGATAATCAAACACACTCCGACATAGCGTTGATTGCAAAACTAATGGAATCGAACGACCGATTGCGTCACAAGAAGATCAAGAAAATCCGCCAACTCGTCTGTGCTATTGTTGAGTGTAAAAAACCTTGGGAGGTAGTAGTTGGACAAGCAATCGGGGCATTGACCAGAGAAGACCTTGAAAACTCGAATATGTTGATCGATTTTCTTGGAGGAGAGATGGTCAGCGACGTCATCTTCAGGGACGCAATAAACCCATGAGAATGACCTGATACTATGACCACGATTGATCCGCCCTCATGGTATCAGTATTTATTTTATAACCCGCCTCTCAATACACCAAGAGATTGCGGTAAAGTGGAGCAGCATGATTACCAGCTTTATCTGGCGATAAATGATATTGAGCATACGAAAACGAAAGCAATGTCATCTAAGACCAATAGTATCTGCGAGCAGTTCCATAAAACGATACTGAACGAGTTTTATCAGGTGACGTTCCGCAAAAAGTTATATGATGATCTTGAAGCATTACAATCGGTTCTTGATGAATGGCGGGTTCACTATAATAATGAGCGAACCCATCAGGGAAAAATGTGCAGTGGCCGAACGCCGATGGAAACGTTACTTGATGGAAAGCACATCTGGGATGAGAAAAACTTAAGCCAGATGTAATCTGACAGATACCTTTATAAATAGCCGGTAATTGTCAGATCAGGTCTGATCTAATACAACTTAACTGTGTTATGAGCAATACTGAGGATGGATATGGAACCAGAGAAATTTGCTGAAACTGCAATAGGATTTACCAAAAGCCCTCTTGGTATCATTGCACTCTTTATTGTTCTCGTTTATGGATTTGCCTCTTTCGTCGTTGGCTTTGGTAATGGCTTATCAGAGCATATAGCTCCCCTTATTTATTTCATGGTTTTCTTTCCTGTCATTGTGTTTCTTGGCTTTCTCTGGCTTGTTGCGAAACATCATAATAAGCTTTACGGGCCGTCAGATTTCAAAGATGAAAATAATTTTTTAAGAGCGCAAATAGCTACAGCAGCATCATTGACCGCCGCCACAGCAAAACAGCCTGAAAATAGTGCAGGGGTCACTGAAAGCCAACTGCGAAAAATCGTCAACGTTGTATCCAATGCAAAACGGCAGAGTAAGCATGAAAAATGGCGAAATCGTATTTTATGGGTGGATGATCGACCAGAAAATAATGTTTACGAAAGACAGGCATTTGAGGCACAGGGAATAGAGTTCGCTTTAGCTCTTTCAACTGACGAAGCCTTAGAATTGTTAAAAACAAATAAGTTTGCAGCTATTATTTCGGATATGGATCGCAAAGAAGGGGCGCAAGAAGGTTATGTCTTACTAGAAAGATTACGCGCAATGGGAGACAAAACTCCTTTTATGATCTATGCGTCCTCAGATCTACCAGAGCACAAGAGAATGGCGAGAGAAAGAGGTGCAATTGGCTCCACTAATCGAGCAGAAGAACTCTTTCAAATTGTCATGGGTGCGATTACCAATGGCTCATAACAAAGCCATTAAATTCGCCCCCTACGGCTACGGTTGCCGGGCGCTCACAACGGCCAGTATCTCATTTGTCGATTTGATCGATCTCATTGTAAGCACTTCCGGCTAGACTGTTTTGGAATACCGCCATTTTGTTGGTAATGGCTTTTATCTTTAGGCCATAGCCGATGTTATAGAGTTACGGCCTTAAAAATAGAAGTCATACACTCAATGAAAAACCAATAAAAAATGCCAGTCAGCAAACTGACTGGCATTAAAGTTAGTTGGAAAGGCTTAATTTACTATTTATAGCCAGTCCTACTCCCACTCAATTATTTACGACAACCATAACCAATTGAGTGATAACACTTTTCCAAGCCTCAACTTTTCCCGTACCGTTTTATATACCGTCACCGGAAATCAGTGCCACGATTTTTGCTTCTTCAGTGAATCGTATTGCTGCTCGCAGAATTCCCCTGCGATACGATACTTTTCAGCCTCAGCTGCTGTTGCGTTGTAAACTCGGTTGCTTTCTTCAAGCATGTCGGCGAGCACACCGATGACCTTGCTGGCTGGCGTGCCAGGTGGGAAAGATCCGGTATAGTGTTCGGCGAGCCGCCTGGTTTTGTCAAGCTCGGCGCGCATGCTGTCAGCAGCGGAATTAGCATACTCAGCATCAGCACGCGCCGCATCGATACGGGATTGTGCTTCACGTTCAATTTGTGTTTTCTCCTGCTCACGCTGTGACCTTAACTTATCATCAGCCTGTTTCTGATCTTCCTTCGCCTGCGCATACCCGGCATCGTACTGACGGATGCCGTGCACATTCCAGGCAACAACTCCTGATATGACCAGAACAGCAAGCATCGCCACGATAAGTAACTGTTTACGGTATGCTTTTACAAATGCCCAGATCATACCGCCAGTACCTTACTTGCTGTGATGTACCGCGCACGCCGGTCGTCGATACCGTTTCTGCCACCATTGATAATCAGAGTTACACGTGCAATATCGCCGGTATACTTCATGCATCCTTTGCTGGCGAAGAACCACGCCGCGCTACGAGCCGCATATTCGTCCTGCGCCAGCAGTTCAGGGCTCTCCAGCAGGTCAACCTTCAGACCGTTTCCGCAATCACGATAGTTATTCAAACCGGTAATCTGGATAAGTCCGCGCCCTCGGTAATTCCAGCCATCACCAGGGGCATTGTTCCCCATGCGTTTGCTGTATACCAGATTTGCGATCGCGCGCTGGCGCTCAAGTGGCAATGGTGGTTCACCAGCACGGCGCCCCAGTGCATTAGCCTGCCCCTGAGTGAGACGCCCAGCCCGAACGAAGTTAGCCAGTCCGCTGACACTGTAGTTGAAATTCTCCTCCAATCTGGTGAAGCCCCCAGACTCATGCCCGACCTGAGCAATAAACATTGCCTGATCTTCTGGTTTGCTGATACCAAACTCTTTCATAGCAGAAGTTATATGCGAGAACCAGCGTGCGGCCAGCGCCTCGCTAATACCAGCAGCTCGCTGGAATTGTTTAATCTCCATGTTTAGACCTCGTTATTTTGAAAATCTGAACGACGTTACCGCGAGTTTTAAGAACCGCAGCAAGCATGACAGCGTTGATAATGACCTCAGATAAATCCACAGCCATTGGCGTGCGTAACCAGATTGCATAGACGACACGAACAGGAATACTGGCCGCAGCAACAATAAGGAAATAAGCAAGCCACCCTCCCCATCTTCGGTGTTGTGAACCGTTACGCCGGAATGTGACAACACGAATTGCTATACCAGTACAAATAACTGCATTGGTGATAAGCAAAAAAAACTCATGCGTTACCATCGTCTTTTCTCCCCGGAATTAACTCGCGTGGATTATCTGAACGGTGATAGAGCCAGATGCCAATTCGAACTGCGACGATTGCTGACACGAATGCACCAGCAGAGAAAACAATCCCTTTCTCAAAAGAGTCCTGTGTGATGGTAGGGATCAGGGTGGCTATGCCGATAAGAATTGATGCTGCTGGTTTGTAAAAGAGAAGACCGCAAAGAAAGCTGAGCATCGACAGGAGCACCCGGCGGCGGATTGGATATTCTACAGCAGAGGTAACAAAAATTACTGCACCAGCCAAAGAACCCAACGCCACTTCTGGAGGTACTCCAGCTATTACTGCCGCAAGAGAACTCATACTAAGCCACTGATTTAAAGACTCACTAGTTAGTTGAACTGACATAAAGACCGCCGATTACTGTGTATAATCCACCCCATTGGTTATTGGGTTTATAATACACATAAACCATATATGAATTAAATTTTATGAGTCCACCTATCTCTAAATTACCCGTGAGGTGATATTGTTTCGTATCGCTATTTCCTACAGTATGGATATATGAATAACAGACATAATTGCTTTGACGTGATCAGGCTTATCGCATCACTTGTAGTCCTTGTAAGCCATCAATACCCAATTAGCGGCAGACCTGAGCCTTGCTTTTTCGGACTTACGTCGATAGGTGGCATTGCTGTAATTGCTTTTTTCGCCCAACTAAACGTAACATCTTCGAAAAATATGCAAAGATTAGGATCAATCAGCGGATGATTTTTATCCATTCATTTTGCGCGGGTAAGTTATGTGGTGGGTTATCGGCATCCTTTCCGTGGTTCTCATCGTGGCGACGCTTGTCGTTAGGTCACATCTGCAGGATATTGATAATGACTATTAGCCATAAGTGGTTTCAACGCTTTGGGTAATGTAGTAGGCCACCCAGTTACCTGACTCATTAAATCTGTAAGCACAATTCAAACGAATCGGACCGATATTATTGAATGTGCTGAGCATTGTCCCACCAATACCATTTTTAACCAAAACTGTTGGGTTAGCAGATGATGACCCGGCTATCTTTATGTAAACAATATCACCAACTACGGCAGACACTTTATCCAGCTCAATTGAATAGGTGAAGGCACCTGTACCAGCACTCATGATGATGTAGTACCTGGAGGGGTCAAGCCTTGGTTCTATTGTTAAAGTCCCAGCTGCTGCCACAGTGTGGTCGAGAAAGGTTCTCACCTGGAGGCTTGTATTTTGTGGAAACCTCGCCCTTGCCCTGTTGAAAGCGGGATCCATCACTGCGTAAAGTGGGCGAACGTTGTTTCTGTAGGATCTAACCAGAACATCACTACCGTGGAAGTCGTTGCTTTGTGATCCAGAAAGTGAGTGAACTGCCTCGACCTGGTTAATTGTCCCCTCTCCGACATAGCAGTCAGGGCTATTAACCACAAAATCGACGAACCTGATGTTTTGCGCAAAGTATGAGTTCAGGCGGAATGTGCTGTTTGTCGAGTTAACTACTGACTGAGCATTTGTGATTGAGTTGCCGACGATTGCGTGAATAGAGTTGATAGTCACTTCCTGGCAGTCAACCAGAAGCACCGCATCGTAAACAAGGTCAGTGGCAAATCCATCACTTTTATAGACTTCAATGTTTCCGATTTGCAGGGATGGCCTGTTTCTGGCTCGTACTCCGTTTTGCTTAACGTTGACGTGTACGTTATCGATAAATCCACCTGGCTCGCTGGCTGGGTTGGTTAGGTCGATTCCAACAAATGCCCCAAGCCCTTCGCTGTCCTTGACAACAAACCCTTCAACGCCGTCACTCAGTTCGACAAACTTCCACCAGTTGTTTGTGTTGAATCTGATGTCTACACCTACGTTACCTCGAACGGACTTCATCTTAACGGCCACGCACTGGAATTGCGTACCTTCAACCTGCTGCACGTTATAGCTGCCGTATCCAGTGACATGCACTGAGCCGCTAAAAGCGTCGCCAATCAGCATGCCATTTACCCACGAATACTGTAGCACCGTCAGGTCATCACGCCCCTGTTGAGGACCGAAATGCGCTCCTAATTTGAACTTCGCCCGGTGCGCAGTGAACATTTCCTCCCTGAGTGGAGTAAGAATACCGTACCGACCATTTCCGTTTTCCAGGCGAATCATGAATTTTCCGATGTCGGCTTCTCCCTGGGAATAACTGGACTCCGGGTAGCTAACGGCCAGACCTACGGTCGATGCTGAGTCAGCATCCTTCACGCATAACTGGGTTTCTGTCCCAGCCGTATAAATTTTCACGCCATAGGGAACGGTTACGCACGCCGTCAGTGCGGAATCCCCTGTATGGTAGTTATCCATATCCAGAGAAACACCATTTGTAGGGCTCACCAGATATTTTCCTGCTGGCCAATAGAGTACCTTAGCTCCGCAATTGGACCAGCGGTTTAGGGCAAGAGTGTCATCTGCAATACCATCTCCCTTTGCTCCGAAGTGGTAAGGGGTAAGAAGATAGGTGTTGTGCTGATGTTGAGTAATAGTTACAGAATTAGCATAAGGTTGTTTAACTGCAACTAAAGCATCCCCCTTTCCATCGGAAGAACTTGCTAACTGAATAAGCACATCAGATGCTGAACCAGATGGAGGAATAACAACAATCGCATTACCATCATTATCAAATGCTGGCATCATATTCCGCCGAACTGCTGCTGGAGGTAACTGATTTATTGGCTCAGGAACTCGGAGAGTTCGGCTAAGGTTAGAGAATACAATGGTATCTACATAGTTTTTTGTAGCTGCATCCTGAGGGTCGCGTGGGTCTTTCAGATTACGAATATAGTTATTAAGTGCGTCATACCAATTCGCTATACTGGATGGCTTACACAACGCCAGCCGGAACCAGCTTCGAACCTGCTGAATCAGCATCGTTAGCTTATCAAAAGCATCCTCATGCACTTCTGCAAAGAACTTACCCTGATTACGCAAATCAGTTTCCTGCGTAACCGGGAGGTCTCGTGATATAGAAATCTGATAACCGTTAGCCAACGCCTTCGACAGAATTACATTACCGCCGTTGTACCCTCCCGCACCAGTTACTGTGTAATCAGTATCAAGAGCCAGCACAGCAATATTTTCATCAAGGTCAACCACCTGAACAACCAGGTCTGATTTTTTGAAAATACGGAAGGTATACGGAAATGATGTCGTAACGCCGTTACCTGTGTATTCGTTGTGGTCAACTTCGGTTGAGACCGTCATGTTAAATCTCCAGATAGTCGCAGCACCCGTTGCGCCGCATATCTGGTTATTCTATTACCTGAAAAACCAGATATGGATAGCAAGACTGCAAATACGAATAGATATTACCTTTCGGGTAATTTGCAAAACGTGCTGGATAGCCAATAAATTATTTGGTACTGTTTATTAATACAGTTATTACATGGAGAGATAAGATGCAGCGGTATCACTATCCACTGGAAGAAGGATTTACCGAAAGGATTCACACGCCGGGAGGCGTCAGGTCACTGGTGGAGGGATCGCACTTGATGAAATTACTCCGGGATCTCGATAAGGATGGATTTAATGTCGATGGCCCACTTGCCGAACTGACTGCACTGATTAACTACGTCACCAGCTCACAGATGTCTATGCAGGATCTGCAAACACATCTCGACTATTGTGCCGAACAACTACGAAAACAAACCACATAAAGAAAAGGCCGCGAAAGCGGCCTGTGACATGTCACGTCCCTTTTCTGAATGATAGCCATTCGAAAAATGATGACATTCCACCGCAGACAATAGCAAAGATGATCCCACCAAAGAAGAGAAGGCCAGCCTGCCACCACTCCCACCGCCATACATCCACAGCGCCAACCATACCAACAATCGCTCCAACAAATGGAATATAGCTCACGATGAAAGCAATGGGGGCTGCAATTATCCAGTGCAATCCCCACCATGATTCAAGCCCAGCCATAATTGCTGCCAACTGAAAAAGACCAACGACGATATAAACAATGAATCCTATAGCTTGCATGTAGTCACCTATTTACCCAGTAAAAATCAGAGGCCTCCCCTCAATAAGGCTTGCAACAAGAACTATTCCCTGCACAACAAAGATGAACCAGCAAATAGCTTGAGTCTGAGGGTTAAGAAAATATTTGTAGCGGTCAATAAACAACAATCCACCAGAAATTATCACACTCAAAATAATTAAAAACACAACACTTCCTTATTGCGGAGTGACATCCTGAGGTCGCCACCAGTATGTCTGGTTAAACTCTTTCTTCGAACGTTGCTCCATTTTACGCAAATAGCCTGGTGAAAAATACTCCTGCATCTGGTTAAAGATCATGTGATCGAGAGCCGCCTTCAAGTACCAGAGATTCGCACCAGGCATCAAACCTTTCCCCAGCTTCACCAGATCACCACCAGTCTGCTCACTCTTCCCTTCCACAGCATTTAACGGTATGCCCTGAGCAATCTTCACTACGTCATCAACCAGACCAGCTACCGGGCCAAGCATCGACGCCAGCGCGCCGCTTCCGTACCTAGTGTGATCTGACAATAAAAAGTCACCGTAAAGGCCAAGACCACCACCTTTCAGTAGAGCACCAAGCCAAAATTTAGCAGCATCTTCTCCTGTCATCTCGCGAGGATTACGACCAGACGCAAGGTCGTTAAGTTGCTGCGACAAAGCGCCAAGAATGGTCGTACTGGCAATAAACGTCGCAATATATGCCGCACGCCCACCAGCAGACGGCATACCCATAGCGCGTGACCAGTGACGCATAACCACCGAGATAGGGAACGATTTAAACAGGAAAACACTTCTCGTTAATTCACCTTTCCATGTTCCACGCTGAATACCAGAACCGGTTATCAGTTGCTCACGTGCTCCCGGTGTAATAACAGCCATATCAACTTCTTCAGTTACGGCACCGAGCAGTTTACGCATTGCCTCAAATTTCACGCGTTCAGGCTCACCAAGATGTTTAACTGCTGAATCAGGGATACGCATAATGCTTTCCGGTGTCAGCATCGTATTATTGCCGTTCCCCCAGTCCTCCTGTTGCGCCAGCTTCCATACGCTCCAGTCTGTGTCAGTAATCCCTTTGCTTTTCAGGATACGAAAATCAGAATCATCGAGGCTACGAAGGTCTGGTGTCCGTGACACTACTTCTCCCAGGCTTCCCATCATGGTTACGCCATAGGCGCGCTTGTGCGCATCTGACCATGCTGTAAGCCCACTGGCACGCATTACCGCCGTTGCAGCCCAACGAGACACAGACGGCCCCATATTATCCATCGCCCAGCGGTTAACGCTGCCAAGTAGAGATTCCATCGCCAGGCCAGCGCGGCGCGCCCGCGCAAGCTCAGTACGGTTCGTTGGGTCCATAGCTTCAAGCTGGTTGCGAAATAACTGGTTCATTGGAAGGTTGGTAACCTTCGCAGACAGATACATGGTTCCAAGATCAGAGAACGATGACAGCAACGCGGATCCGAGTCTGCTGGCAACCAGCCAGTTGCGGATATTGTCAGACCATCGCGCGATGTGCGGATTCGCTACAGGCTGTGTTTTTCCGGAAATAAAGTTGTACAAGTTCTCTGTTTTGTTCGCCAGACGCTCGACGCTACCGGTTTTACTCGGGTTAGCTGTTGCCGTTTCTGCCTTAACCTGATCAAGAAGGGAGCGGAAAACATGATCGGGGTTTGGACCATATGTTTCCACCAGAGCAATATCTTTACTGATACCTTCCAGGTGACCGACCATGATTTCCCATAGAGAGCGATCGCCATAAAGTTGCTGATATTGCAGATAGGAATCTGCATCTTTGAAATGTATCTGTCGTGATGCATTACCACGGTTAGCACGTGCGCCGGAAATTCGCATTCCGGTATCAGTAAGCTTATTCAGCCCACCAGTAGCGATCGTGTTATAAGCCTCTCCAAGAAATGCAGACAACTCGGCATCGTTCATCAGTTGTCCATCGGCTCGGATATAATATTTGCGATCCAGCTTACCTATAACATCGCTAACCCACTTATCCTTTGATACCGCCCCAACCTTTTCCATAGAATGATGTTGAGGGATCCCCCAGTTTTCGAGATAGCCAATGTCCCCACCAGCATCATTAAACCGGCGGCGCAGTAGATCTGTCACTTCTCTCCACGCCTTAGCACCTTTTCTTGCTTTAACATTGCCAGTATTTTGCCCTCGCATTTCATATACCAGGTCACGTACGCCAGCTTCATCTTCAAACAGGCCAAAAAAGCGAGGATCAACTGCTTCAAATGCCTCTTGCAATTGACTCAATGCATAATCACGAGTGGCTTTTGTTCTGGACTCAACAGAGAGGAAATTCGATTTACCGTCTGCATTAAAAGCAATAGTACGGTTAAGAGCGCCAAGTTTCCCATCAGCCCCTTGATAGCTATTGATAAATTTATCCAATCTCTGACGTGCGGCTATAGTGAGGGCCACACGACGTTTCTTTAATGCCGCTTCTCGCTGTAATTCTTCAGATGCCAATTGTGCTGCTCGATATAGCCGCTCTGATTCGGAAAGTTGTCTCCACGACATCGGGTCATCACGAGCAATGGAGCGCATATTTCGATAAATGCGGTCTTCAATGTTCTGTATTTCTCGCTCCGTTAACGTGCGCTGCGCCGCCTGCTGGACCGCTTGTATACATTCCTGTCTCATTTAATTTAACCTCTCAAGAAACACGCCACAGCAACATCAAACAGGCTGGAATCCTGTATTGCCTGCTCACTTTCCCTGTTCGCTTCATCCAGTACTTCACGCGCACTGCGCGATTGTGGATTACCATCATCATCCAGCACGGTGATTATCATATCAGGTGATTCAAGCAGCGAGTCTTCAGCTATGCGCAGATCAATATCTCCTGCCGGATCTGACATCATTTTTTGTTCTGCCTGTTGCAATATTTTATCAGGCTCAAAAGGAGCTACTTCGTCTGGCGTCCTGACCTCTGCTGTTTTATAGAATGAAACAGCCTGAGCATTAAGTTCACTTTCTGCCTGCTGTCTCCGAGCCAGTTCTGCTCGAGCTTCAAAAAACTGACCGCCAGGCTCGTGCGGTGCCAACGCGTTACGGGAAAATTCCAGGCGTTCTTGTGCCTGCCGGATTCGTTGATCAATATCGCGAAGTCTGGCCTGTTTATCTGATCGAGCACGAGACAAAGCTTTACCGCTACCGGTTGGCTCTTCTGCAAGAATTTGTGCACGCTGTTCAGTGAGATTTTCAATAATTCGTTGGCTATTAGCGATTTCAGACTGGTAAACCTGTCTATCTCCACGCGGCAAAAGCTGCGCGGCCTGTTCTTCAAGCAACCGATTTTCTATAGCGCGCGCCGTTACTCCATCATCTACAGATGACAGAGCCTCATTAACTGCCTGAGACAGCAGACTCTTGCGCCCAGGAATTTCACTGAAAGATGCAGACTCAACAATGCTGGCAACGTCTACAGGTCTCCCCTGGCTAACATCAGACATAGCTTTTCGCAGAGCCTGAATGTGAGAATTGCGCGAAAGCACGTTGATCGGCACGCCGGGCGCAATATCAATTTCAGCATGATGAGCGGCATTCGCCGCCAGTGCAGCATCGATATCAACTGGTGAAAAATTTGGTGCGTTTGTAGACTCGCCGCGAGAGTTAATAAATCTGCCGACACCACCAAACGCCACCCCAAGAACAGCATCAATAGCAATTGCCTGTCGATCCAACACATCATACTGGTTAGCCATTTCGCTATAGCCACCATCACGAAGTGTTTTTGCAGTAAGCCCACGCTGTGCCATACCGAACGCAATATTTGTACCTGCGGCATAGGCAATATCTGGCGTTGCACGTACTGCTGTTGCTGCGGCGCGTCGCACTGAACTCTCACCCGTCCGCGCAAGCTGAGCCGCCACACCTTCCGCCAGCGCACCACCAGCACGTAACCCGAGGCTCATAGGGATCAGTGTTCCGGCACCAGCAGTAATGCCCTGCACTAATCCCGCTTCCTGCGCCGTCCTGAAATCAACACCCTGTGCTGTCAGCCGTTCAAACTCAGAAAAACCCTGTAGCGAAGTTACCGCCGCTGCACCTCCGACAGGACCACCGAGCGTTGTACCGACAACAGCCTGCCCGCCCATATCGAACAACCCATAAAGAACCTGCCCGGCGGTTCCGGTTGTCGCGGCATCAGGCGTCAGCCGCTTAACCTGCTGCTCTGCTAGTTTTCTCTGCTCGGCAATGTATGAAACTGAAGTATCATTGAGCGAGGTGTTTTCGTTAATAAACTGAGCAATCGGGGATACGATTTTATCCATCCCTGCCCATAGCAACTGATCTGGCTTTGCCACCAGCCCGGAGTACAAACCAGACAATGCCGCTCCTACAGCATTGTCGAAAAAACCAACATCGCTGTTAAAGCCAGCTGGATTTGATGCTGCTTCGTCAAGCTGCTGATTCTGGTTTACTGGATTAAGGCCAAAGTAACTCATTGCGGAATATCTCCGGAGAATCTCTGACGCTTCTGTGTCAGATCAAGAACAACGGGAGAACCATCATCTTTTAGCAGATAACCAGTACCAAGTTTCACCAGGTACTGACTATCGCCGTAACTTTGCAAACCATACTGACCAGGAGGTGTTTTTATCCCGGTGCCGACCACTTGTTCATTCCAAGCCTGATTAACCTGCTTATCGAATTGCTCTGCAGACATTCCCCACGGCAAAAGAACATTCCCCATTCCGTTATAGTCATGCACGCCACCTGTAGCTACGTTAACAGCCTGTTTCCAGATATCATTGTCAATTTCGCCTGATACCACGCCTTTTTTCGCCATCACACCAGCGTAATAGTCCTTTGCGATCTCGTATGCCATTGATGCCCCCTGAGCATCACCAGCAAATGCATCCTTCACCATGTCAGAAAACTCAAGGCGAAGATCAGCATCTTTAGGCATCGGAATACCTTTCGCGTGATCAGTACCTTTACGAGCCGCCGCGCCAGCAAGAATTGTCTGCGCAGCGGTTTCAGGAGACACGGAAACATCCGGATTAAACCAATTTTTTTCTGCCAAAATACCACCTGGCTTATCCATCAGTATCCCGGCAACGGCAGCAGATGGAGCGTTGGCACTGATCTGCTGTAGTGCTGACATATACACCTGCCCACCACCAGTGCTCTGCCTGATGGTATCGAGATATGCTGCCTGTTGGGAAACGGGCGCATCACGAAAGAAAACACCGATCTGATTGGCCTCGTCTTTGGAAAAGAACGTCAGTGGAGTGCCATATGACTTAGCAAGGTCACTGACCTGAGCAGCACGCAAGGCAACGCTCTGTCCAAAGTTATCCTTATTGCTCATGTCGATAGGCTTTGCCTGTCCGGCGGCAAGAGAGAACTGTACAGGATCAGCCTGTCGCTGCTTTATCACCTGACTTGCAGCCGACACAACGTTGTCATAAAGAGCGGCTCGTGCCGCATAACCCTCCCCTGTCTCACCAGTATCCGGGCGTAATTGCTCAACATATGCTGTAATGCTGCTTGTCGGCATGTTGCGGAAAGAGCCTATATACTGTCCGGCGATCTGCGTATTCTTAAACTCGGTATATCGCAGGTTTCCTTCTCTGACTCCATAAGCTGCAATAAAATCATCCTCACCAGGTGGGTTAGGAAATTCAACGCCACGCATATACGCAGCTGCCGCATCGCGAACCTGGCTGTCAATCATCGTTTTATATTCAGCCTGCTGCTGCCGACGCAGTTGATCTGCCTGTCGCATAAAACTTGCCTGCGCCTCAGGAGATGCCGCATCGAATGCTGCATTACCGGTATAGCGTTTGGTGTTGGTTGGAATTGTTGATAAACCAAGTGCTGCACTGACACCAGCAGTTAACTGCTGATCACTGTATGGCTGGCTACCGTTCTCATGATGGATAATGGCTGCACAAAGCGCCTTCAGGGTATCAGGATTAGATGCATCGAGAGGCTCATCAGCAGAAACGCCAAGTTGTTCGCACACTGCTTTGATATACGACATAGTGTCATTTTTATCAGTAGGCGGTGCCCAGCGATTAATTATCTCGCTGACGGTATCAATACCCTGCCTCTGATACGACATCAGGTTCCGCCCTAATGCACGAATCCCGTGTTCAGGTGTTTCGAATTTAGCAAATCGACCATCATCACCGGTCTGGCCTACCCACGGATTAGTTTTGCTGTATTCGAGATTTCCTGGGTTATTGTTGCGTATGCCACGGGCACGCTCGGAAGAGTCACTATCTGCTACAGCACGGCGAGCTCCAGCAGCAGTATCACTTAACTCGCCATTACTTTGGATGAATGCGGTCGCATTGTTTGCCGACCACTGGGACAATGCGGCATCAGCAACCTTCTCTTTAAACTCGATTTTCTTGGCCTGGATTTGCTCGTCACTCCAGCCATGTGCAATGCCGTAATCCTCAATTTGCTGGAAAGTTTGCTTATTAGCCAATACGTATGCGGCGTTGTCGCCATACAATGCTGCGGCATTTTTACCATTGTTCAGCAGCGTAGCCTGAAACTGGACTTCTTCGTAGGCATTTATTTGCCCTATCTCGTGCCGCCCTGCCTGCGTAGTGAACTGAATGCGCTGCTGCTGCGCCTGCTGCATGAAAGCATTACGAGCCTGTTCATCCGGCAGCGACATAGCCAGTTGCTCGACCTGGGCATCAAACTTCTGCGTATACTCCTGACCTTTTCCAATAGCATTTTTCCCTTTCAGGTTAAGCAAACCTGTTTCAGGGTTATTCAGCAGATCGCTGCTTATCTGGCTTAAGCTAAGAGAAGCATCCTGAGCCATAGCAACATTCGCACGCTGTTTTGCCTGCGCAATAATACCTGCATATTGCTCTGCAACATCGCCAAGTACATCACCGACATTTGGTGTCTGAAACGATGAGAATCCCTGCGTCGAAATCCCTCTGCTCTGAACCTGACGGCCCGATGTTGTTGGTACAACTGGCATCTTATTATCCCCTTATCGACCGGTTGGAGTGCCAACAGCAGCAGAAATCGGCGCAGCCTTCTGAGAGAATGGGCTCCACGTTCCTCCGCCCATCTGGTATGCACCGTATGCTTTTAGTGGTGCCGTTAACAAAGTGCTGGTCATCGATGATTTAGCAGCCGACTGAGCAGCAGCCCCCTGTGCCTGAGCATTCATTCCCTGAACCTGATACCCATATGCCTCACGCTGAGCATTATTCACTGTCGTTAACGCATCAAGAGTGCCGAACTGAGCATTATCCGCAAAAACGTCAAGAGCTGTTCCGCTACTTAATTCCGCACCGGTAGCCCCCATAGTAGCCGCCGCAGTGCCTGAGCGTTGACGCATTTCACGACGACGCTGATCTGCTTCAATATTCCCACGATTGATTGAATCCTGTGCCTGAGCTTCAGCAATTTCAGCATTCCGATCAGCTATGGCTGACTGGTATTTTGCCTGCTTGCTCTGGCTGTACATTGACGCGGCTGTGGATGCCACTGTGACGGCAACCAAAGCAATGGCTGGGTTACACATTATTTTCTCTCCATGTGAAATCTGTGGAAATTAATACCAAGAGCACCATAAGGCGCTGCTTCTTCAAGCCTGAATCCAAGCCAGTGCAGCCATGCTTTGGCAACATGGTTTCGCTCGTCGACGTAGTTTTCCAGGCGCGGATAAATTGCCAGCATCTGCTGCAATACAGGTCGGCAGTGGCGAAGAAATGTCTTCTGATATTTTTCAATACGGCTGGTTCCGACCAGCCAGGGCGTACCATTGCCACCGATCATTGACGCCGGAGATACGCCAAACATGGTTACCAGTTCTCCGTTCGCAAATCCTGACCAGGCCATAGTCGCAGTGCGAAGACCAACACGCAGCGCATCTTCGGTAGTCATCAGCGATACCGCATACAGTTCGTCAATATCAGCCTGACGAACATCCGGCAAAATCATCTGAAGATGCTCTTCGGTAGCGGAAACAATTCGAACATCGATCATCAGAACCCCCCAACAGTAAGACGAGGAATAACGGCAAGAACAGACAGCGGCAACGGGTCAAGCTGACGGATTCTTACACGTCCGTTTTTGCCCCAGTTACTGTCCAGTTTTACTTCTACTTTTCCGGTAGCGTCATCAACAGGATCATCGTAGAACTCGAATTCACGCTGTGGATATTCGTACCATTTACCGCCGGGCGTAGTCGCCCAGATGCCGCGACTGGCATTCACAACCAGAGTAACGGACGGGATCACCTGTTTTTTGTCCAGCAGCGTTTCCTGTCCGTTAATGTTGATATCCAGTGTTTCGAATTCAGCAGTTATTGGCAGGCCGATGTGCACTACAGCCCCCGGAGATTCCAGCGTGACGGCACCTCCGGAAACCACTTTCTGTGGTTCCACGTTCGCATCAGAGAGGATGTTTACGGTCTGGCCTTCAAGATGAGACAAGCCGCCAAATGTCCGGCGCGCCATCTGCCAGTTCGTGGTGGCCACATTCCTGAGGGATGGCGGGACATTCCTGTTAGCACGAACCACTACAGCGGTGTTGCTGGTTACAGAAATAATGTCGCAACGTAATTCTTTTGACACTTCATCGCCAGTATCAGGATCAGTTCCGGTATAAGGGAACTGTAGTTGCGCACCGATATCACTACTGGTGAAGTACGCACCGCCAGAAATACTGATTGTATATTCCGCGCGGTAATCCCATTCGCCAGAACCACCAGTGATGGTCATCGTTCTGTCAGACGTATTTCTTCCATCATAGCTAAGGCCAGAATCAACAAAGAAAGCATCTTCATCGCTGGTAAATAAACGGCTGGACAGCCGCTCGATGTATCTCACTTTTTGCCCGTTAACGGTTCGGTTAACGACGAAATACACCGCATCTTCATTGCCTTCGCTGATACTGCATGTGCTTTCATATTTTCCGGTACTGGATTGTGGTGCCCATGCAAAAACCTGCTGATCACGCAAATAGGTCATCACCAGTAATTTACCGTCATCACGAATGCAGAAGGCGCTGGAGTAAGGGACAATAGAGAAGCACCAGTCAACAATGCTGTGCTTCTGAAAAAGATGATTGGCAAGGATGGTCAGGTCGTTCCCCTGATAGCCGTCAACATCGAATGAGTAGGCCAGATCACGGACAACACTGCCTTTCTCCTGGACGAACAGAGCAATATTCGCCACGGCAATTGGTGGGACATTGCTCGAGCCATTTGATCCCTGAGAGCTGAATGCAAATGATGATGGGGTTAATACTTTGTTCTGGTCGCCGGTGATGACGTACTCACCTCCAGAAGTCAGCGCCACCAGCGAACCAACATCAATCAGGTGGCGGATCTCATTAACCTGACGCCCGGCATAGGTGTAGATAATTCTGTCGTCATCCTGCGTAGGATTGCTTTTGCCAAAATCCTTATAATCCCCAGTACGGCTGGCCCAGATAGTCTGAGGGAACGCAGTCGATGCGGCGAAGTAAAGACGTTGTTGATAATAAACAACAGTGCCAGGATAACCGTTAATACTGTTCCAGGCATATTTAGCCCATTTATAGCTGGCATTATCCTCGCCAACTACCTGCGAAGGGATATAGGAAATCACCTCGGCAGTTGCAGTAGTTCCATTTGCAGCAGAGATACGGGCAATGCCAAAACCACTGTGCAGATACTCCCACTCAATGCCGGTATCATCATCACCGGATCCGCCCCAGCCATCCCATGATGTGCCTTCTGTATGCGAAGGGCGCAAAGTGCCTGTTTTGCCTGCTGTAACGGCGCGATAGTAGTTACTGTCTGCACGGCGAATATCGCCAATCGACGTACTCTTACTGGTTTCCCATACCGGCACAGAATCCACTGCAGGCTGTTCCAGATAGAACAATTTGCCTACCTGCTCCGCGCCAAAAATAGAGGCGCTTGCCGTTAACGTAATTGTCCCGGTGCTGGCGCTGGCATAAACCGTCACTGACTCGTCAATATTGATATCTTCAAATGGCCCGTTCTTCGTTACCACATCAACCAGTTGCCAGTTGTCATGCGCATAGCGGCGCAACTCTTTCGGCGGGTATGCCGGATGAACCAGCGTAAGCACGTCTGCGCTTTGCGTGAATTTAATTCGGAACAGATCGGCTTCAGTATATGGCGTGGCAATTTCATAAATAACATTGCTGCTGTTCAGCACCAACGCACCATCTTTGATAACGCGCATGTACTGGTGTCCGAACTCCAGAGCATAAGTCTGAACCGTCGAGAACTGGAACGGGATCAGGCGGCATTTCCGATTTGGGTATTTGGCGGCACCGACAAAACGCGTACCAGGTCGATTCTCAACGCCGCCATACTGCCGCACGATAAAGTTATCGCACTTGCGCAATGCCACCTGGTACTTCGCCATGTCGATACGACCGTACAACGACGGTCCAATCTCACCACCGGCAAAGCTGGGCTGGATCCAACTGATAGCCATCAGGACAACCTCGCAATAGTAAACTCGTCAACCGGTGGCTGTGGTTCCTGTGATTCATTCTGGCTATGCGATCCAGCACTAAGAATCACGCTATTGTACATATTGAGGGCAAACGTACCGAGGTCTGCATTCCCAGTCAGCGCCATGTTAATAGCTGCCGCAAGACGCCAGGCCAACGCCTCCATAAAAATGGCATCAAACATGTTCACATCTGAAACGCAAGAGACATACTTGAGCCATGCCTGCGGCTGGTCTGTGTAGATCAACTTTCCTGTTCCGTTGGTGTCTGCACCAACTTCGTACTGAACGCGCATTGCTGCTGTTGGATTGCGTACACCAGGAAGCATAATTTCAGTAATGCGCAGACAATCGGACGGGTACTGATACGCATATTCCCAGTCAGGCGGTGGATTGCTCGTATTTGCAAGCGCCACGCGTTTGGTAGCAAAGTTCCAGTCAAAATCAGAAAGCACAGCATCACGGCAGGCCTCAAAGTGCAGCGAACATTCCCCCGCTTCCTTGCTGGCTTCCGTCAGGCTGTTAATGCTGCGGCTGTTGCCAATATTGGACAGCGCACGATTGCAGATCTCTACTACAGAGGCCATTACTCACCCCCATTGCCGTACAGGGTTTCAGCCGCTGATTTTTCTACATCCCCGGAAACAGGAGCGATCGCCATATCAGTGATCTGCAGATCAGCGCTGCGATTAACACCATCGTCAGTTTCTCTGGCAGACAGGCCTCGAATAACAGCCTTTGCAGTTATCATCACTTCTGTTCCAACGCCCTGAGGTTGCGCCTTCAGCTTATTCAATGTGTCGTTATTCAGCGTGATGCACAGCCCCCACGGGTATTCATCGCGAGTTCTGGTTTCTCCGCTCTCATCCTGGTAGCTGTCAGTGCCGGTTTTGAGGTTTACGAGTTCCATATACACTCCTGCAATAAAGGGGCCGAAGCCCCTTGTCTGATCCGCGAGGCTTACACGCCCAGTTCTTTACGCTTATCTGCGATCTTCTCGCGGAGCGTTTCAGCTTTGGCGTTATGGTGTGGCTTCTCGTTAAAGAGCAATTCGTACTCTTCACGGAGCTTATCCAGTTCACCATCATCTGACACATCGTTGATGATTTTGGTGCTGGTTGCTGCCATTGACACCTTTCCTGCAACTTTTGCTTTTGCCTGTCTGGCTGCATCGTTAACAGGTTCCAGTGCGCTACCAGGCTCACCTTCGTATTCGATTTCTGCCCCCTCCGGCCACAGAGTGTTATGGATATGAGAGAGGCGCAGAACGCGGTATCTTGGTTTCTCACCTGACATCGATATCACCTTAACCAGTTACTTTTGAGCGGATCGGATACGGCGTATTGGCATCAACATCAAGACTGATACCAGCAGTGAATTCGCCAGCCGTTAGTGGGCCAGTTGCGACGGAGTAGTTAACACGCAGATATCGCTGAACACCGGCAGGCACCTTTGCAGAAACAACTCGTTTACCTGCTGTCAGGGCGGTCTTTGCCAGTGCGCCACTATCATAAATAGTGGTCCATGAGCTGTTATTCTCACTCGTCTGCAACTGGATGTTTACAGTTGCATCACCGCTTGCCGCGGCGGCTGTGTTAACCAGCGCCCAAAACTCAAGCGGGTAACCCACGCCGATATCACGACGTTTTCCGTCAATTGGACCGAGATCGATTACGTCAGTAGAAGCCGCGGTATTCGTAACCGCCTGAGCTTCGGAGAACATCAACAGTTTGTCGGTGATCATCTTCTTTCTCCATTAGTGGGTCTGTTACGACCCACAGGTTAATAACAGGCGTTACACCACGCGGGCTTCTGTTTCCAGAAGCGCATCAGTTTCACGGATTGGTACACCACGGAATGAAGTCCACCACTCGCCTTCTGTCTCTTTTACGCTGATCGCCAGAGATGTTTTCTCCAGAGATTGCAGATCAAGAGCCTGGCCTACAGTGCGGTTCATGTAGAACACCGGGCGACCCATGCCACGATTTGGAATGCGATGCAGTGCTTTAACCATCAACTTCGCAATATTTGCGGCAGAGGAAGGTTCTGAAAGATTGCTGACATCGATGTTTGCAATGCGAACAACATAACGCCAGTCACGCAGAGCAAGTCCGTTGTCCCATTTGTAATGGGTACGGTAGCCTTCGTACTTGCCGCCATTCGCATCTTCCAGTGTCACCTGGCCTTTATCTTCCATCTGGATGCCAGCCTTCTGCCCTTTCGGGAAGATGCCATGCACGGTGTTTTCGCCCCACACCACTAACCAGATTGAGGTGTTATCTGTACCCGTGCCACCAGCATCAATGATGTTCTGAGCATTACCCGCAGACAGGCTGGAATAGCGGGAGGACAGTCCCATAAACTGCTGAGGGTTAACGCTGGAATCACCATAAAACAGTGTCTGCGCCATCTGCTGATTCATCGCTTCAATAAATGCACGGTCTTCAGACAGGCGGAATTCGGCGGTATTACCGTTCAGATCAGCCAGTGACTTATCGACTTCAGCATAGGTTTCCAGCATGCCAACGGAATCGGTGACCTGCACTGTGGTTGATTTGCTTGGCTGTACACCATAGTTCAGCAAACGCCAGGTAGCTGAAGGTAAACCAGAACGAATGGTGGTTCGGTGTCCGGTAGGAAGGTTCCCTTCGACAAAAGGCATATCCTGAAGGATCGGGTTAGTTTGACCGAGAAGCTCGATAATCTTATCGACTTTCCCGTTTGGATCGACGCGCTTACCCCAGTCAGCCAGCGTTAGCGCAGTTAAGCCTTTAACAGCCATTGTCATTTCCTCTCTTATTTGCCATAGAGCACTTCGGCCGCACTACGCTGGCCTTCATTACCACCGGTGACCATGCCATCTTCAGACATCGCCTTTCCGATTTTCACGAACGTTTTGACCAGATCAGGGTGATTACCCAGCCCGGTGGTGTTCAGATATTCTTTGAGTTCAGGTGTCCCGAACTGGTCAAGCGCACGCTGTGCGGCGCTAAGGTTAGAAATCAACTTGTCGCCACCGATTTCTTTGTCAGCTTTTACATCAGCAGCCCACTGCTCGGTTGTTTTCTGCCAGGCTTCTGCCTGGCGCTGCTGCACACCTGCCAGAATCTTCGGATAAGCATCAACCAGCTTTTGCGCTTGCTCGTTGGTCAGGTTAAGTTCTCGCGCCACCGGCTCGAACTCCTTCAACGCTTCTGTATCCAGCTCTACGCCTTCGGCAGCCTGAAACTCGTACTTCTCAGGCGCACCCTCTGGTTTATCGCCGTCCTTTTTTTCATCCTGCTTATCGTTTTCAGGCTTTTTGTCATCAGCAGGTTTATCGCCATCAGCAACAGGTTGTGGCTTATCACCTTCCTGTTGTGATGGATCACCAACTGGAGCAGGGTTATCACCTGCAGGCGCTGACGGTTCTGACGCAGCCGGAGCTGCTCCACCATCGACTGGTTGCTCATTGCAAAGACGGCGATACAGCAAACGCTCAAATAAATTCATGATCACTCCTGTTCACTGGCCTCTTTGGCCATCTTCAAATACTGTTCAGGGCAATGCGCCATAACGCGCTGAAACAGTTCCAGCGCCAGATTGCGTTGCCCCTCATTAAATGCCATTGCCATAGCGTCCATCGGTGAGATAGCGGAAAACACCCGGCCTTTCTCCAGCACAGACCAGACAACGCGACGCCCCTGTTCACTGCTCATGACAAAGCGAATGTCATCAATTTCACGCTGTGCCATGTCACGTTGCTTACGGGCGTTTTCTTCTTTCAGTTGATCATCTTCGTAATCTGTCATTGTGATTGCCCACCCTGACCACTAACTGCATTCGCCATAGCTGACAAAACACTCGGATCCGAAGTTTTAGCTTCGCTTAGCGTCTTGGCACCCTGTGCCGCCGCCATCCCCATCGCCATCATTTGTTGCTGCTGTTGTTGCTGTGCCCGTTGCTGGCGAGCCTGCTCAACCTGTTCCTGCGGAACAATGACGGTTGGAGACACTCCGGACATATCAGCGAATGCATCGATCGCCTGATCAACGTTGAGTTTGTCGAGAGCTTCTGGTTTCGCTTGCGCAAGTTGACCAATGAAGTTAACCGTGGACGCCAGACTGGACAGGCCGATAGACTTCTGCGCCTGAGCCATGACAGAAATGTATTCGACCTTCAGGGGCATACCTTCCATCGCGTCAGGCGGTGGCGGCAGCATGTTTTTACGCACCATCATCGAGAAAGCGCGGTCAATGAGAGGATTAAGACATTCGTCGTTCAGACGCTCCAGAACCGGCCCCAACATCAGAAGTTTTTCTTCTTTCATTTCGATCACCGCTTCAACAGGCATCGAGCGGGTATTGATGTTCTGCAACATCATGAACAGATCGACAAAGTAGGCGCTGTTAATGATTTGGCGGGTGTCCTGAATGTCTGCTACCAGATCTGCTGTACTGGGGTTAACCAGATAAGCAGGCCTGAAACCATCCTGACCAGTAATCTGATCGATATACGTGATGTCGCCAGGAAGAAGGGAGGCGCGCTGATTCTTGAGGGAAGTCGGAGCAACCATCGGCGGATTGGTGGCTTTATCAATCAACTGCGACTTGCGCTTCTGGAGAAGCTGCAATGCCTTAACAGGTCCAAGCGCCAGCATACCCGGGCATGATGATCCATAAACATCTTCGCCGTTAACTTCCCAGCGCGGAGCCATAATTGGAAACTCATCGAATCCGGACTCACGCAACAACTTGTCGTTATCGCCACCAACCTCGTAATAAACCGATTTGAATGGCTTGTTCTTGCTATCCAGCTTCGATGTATCGCGGTCAATGTTCGGGTAAACCGAATGCATCACTTCAATCCACTTCTCGTAGGTGCCGCTTTCCCACATGCTTTTTACGGATTCGCTGACGTTATTTAGCCCGAACTCCTGAACAAGCTGACGAACAGTCATAGAGAACTTGCGAAAACAGGTGTCCACACTGCCACGAGGTGAGTTAGCCAGGTAGTAACTGCCTATCGGGAATGGCATTGTGCGAATGATGTCCTCGTCATCCTCCAGCACCGCCATTGCACCAGTGCTGTATGTGCCGAGGCTTCCGTATAACTGCGGAAGAGACTGGTAGAGATTCGACTTATTGAACATATCGTTCATGCGGTTCTGCACCGCCTCAAGCCACAACTTAACAGGGCCATAATCCATCATTTCAGGATCTGGCGTAGCCAGGCGAAACCACGGACGCGCGGGGCTTGTGATGCCTGACATCATGCCGCTGGCGAGAGTGCGCGCCGCCATAGTCCCGGTCGAATCAATAATGCGTGTATTGCGTCGATCGTTACGGTTGACCTCAGAAGTCAGAAAGCGGGAACCACGCGGGTTGATGTAATCACTCAACTCGCGCCAGTGCGGCTCGAACGACTGACGCTCGCTTTCAAGTTGTGCGAACTGTTTGTTCAATCGCTCTTTAGTTGTTTCCGCCATTTCAATGACTCCGGTTACTGACCAAGCAGCGTTTTACCGCTGGTATTAGCGGTTGATGTGTCGCCCTGAGAACCGGTAAGCAGCGTAGAACTACGACCACCAGCAGCGCGACGGCGACGAGTTTCTTCGTCGCGGGCATCAACAACGGCGGCATCCTGCTCCTGTGGTGCTGCCTGAACTTCTGGTGTTGCAGGCACTGATGGTGAGCTACCCATGCACATATCAATGACTCCGTACGCAATTAAATTATTACCAATTTAACCACATGTGATTTATTTATCGTAGACACTTGACATTTAACGCACTAATTATTACCTTTCAGGTAAGCAAAGAGTTCATTCCGGTTATTAACCTGACTGGCTTGTCGTTAAATTGAACAGGTGGGGTGAGCTTTTATTTTGAGCAGTACGGTGTATGGCACATGCGCCGATAGCGGTCTGGATACGTTTAAGTGGCACCCTCCCTTGCTCGGGCAAACGAACCAGGTAGCCGGAATGTGCAAGTCGAGCGGTTTTATTCCGCGCACGGGGATTCACCATCCCGGCGATTCGGTGTGACACCTCGGAAGAGACGAGGGTGCAACGATGAGAGCATTTATGGAGCCGCGACAAAGTGTGGTGCCTTAACAGGCTAAGTGCTCTCAGCGTTGTGGCATTAGCTCAGTTGGACAGAGCAACCGCCTTCTAAGCGGTTGGTCGCAGGTTCGAATCCTGCATGCCGCGCCAGAATCACGCCTAAGGACCGTGATGCCAGAAGTTCCAGGGGCTTGGCGGTGATGGTTTCCCTTGAAGGACTATCACCGCCCTTTTTACAGCAGGACGCCATTGCGATGACTTCATGCTGTAAACCCGTACAGCCACGGAAGGCATAACTCATTGCTTCCAGTTCGCCCGGTTCGCCGGGCATTTTTTTGCTTGATGACCGCAAATTACCTTAAAGGTATAATCATGAAAAACTTCAAGGTAATTAGCATGTTTGAATCGTTTAAAGAGCTGTTTTTATCTACTGCCAATACTGCCGTGAATCGAGCCAAAAACCCTGTGCTTGGTGCTTTTGTTATGTCCTGGTGCGCCTTCAACTGGAAATCAATTCTTTATCTATTTTTTAGCAAATCAAACATAATAGATAAAATTTCATATATCTCAGATAACAGCACATGGAAAACTGTTATGTTTTATCCATGCTTATCTGTAATTGCTATCTGCTGCCTATTACCATGGGTAAACAATATCATTAACGTATGGCAAGCAAAGCCTCTTGATAATAATGACTCAATCGAAAATCACCTGAAGGCAAGAAAAATCCAGCGTGAAACCAGACTGCAGAGGTTATTGGCTAAAAAAGATGTTACATACGACAAAGTTAAGACTGGCGCGGAAAAAGACATCCAAGAGATGAAAGAAGAGATTATTCGATCAAAGAATAGTATGGGGGAATTGACTGCCGAGTTGAAAGCTAAAGATGACGAATTGAGATCCGCCAGTGCTCAGTTAGCAGCTCTAAATCATTCATTAAAAGAGATATCGGAAACTCTGGGAAGAATGAATGAGGCATATAAGACCCTCCAAAATGATTTCGACGAATACAAACTCAAATACCCTGAAAAATCTCAAATAAAAAGCCTTGCACTTGGCAACGGCCAAACAATTAGCAACTTTTTGGAGCAACACAACTTATCCGGATTAAAATCTGGTAAGCCAAACGTTTTTAATAACTTTGGTGTTCTATCTGGATTATCAGGTTTCGATGATAAAAATAAAGACTAAGCATATGGATCGTACTCGGTAAGCGACTTGCCTTGCTGGTTCTGCTGCCCGGGAATTCGCAGACGCTTCGACACAGGGAACGCAAACGTCAGCAGTAGCGCATCGCCTTTACCAGGAGAACGCCCAAGCCGCTCTTTGATATCTTCCTTCGGTTCGATAACGATTTTACCGTCCACGCGAACTTTGTACTCTGCCGCCGACAGGTCGTCCGCTGTTTCCTGGTCATCCAGCATGCCGCCCAGCCTCAGCCATGTCTTGCATGAGTTGAACATCTCCCCACGCTTGTTGAGCATCTGCGGGTCAGTAGACGCGCCACCGAACGGAACAAGTTGCCATGTGCGCCCCCAACCGTCACCGATTGACTTCAGCCCGGTACCGTAACCGAAGTCGATGAACACCGCGTCAGCCTGATACTTGTCTTCAAAGTCAGCGATACGCTTTGCCATAATCAGATCGTCAGTGGTCTTGTTGCCGGTCCACAGCACCTTACTGTGCAGCCCCTGCCGCAGGTATATCACAGCGTCATCAACGCCGGAGTATGCCGGGTCAACGCCGATTATCACCGGAGCATGTGCAACCTGCGCAGCGGTTACCACCCGTTTCATTGCCTCGTCAGTAAGGCCGGTAGGGATAAACTGCAATTCAGATGCATCCGGGAATATACCGCGCACACGGATTTTAACGAAGTCGCTGTCTTCCCCGTAGTCATCAACCCATTTCTGCAACTGCTGTTTGTTAGTGCCTTCCACCGTCCGGCTGTCAATCTGCGCAGTTTTCCAGCGGTGTTTATATTTGCGGAAACATTCGCGAAAACGCCCGGTGTTACGTGTAGGGTTTCCGAACGCCACCCAAATAATCTCAGTGTCTTCGTCCGTAAGCGCACCCTCGGCAACTTCCCACACCAGATCCGCAATGTTCGACGCTTCATCAAACACCACGATGATGCGTTTGCGCTCGTTGTGTAGTCCGGCGAATGCCTCGGTGTTGTGCTCAGACCAGGGTATTGCGTCAGCCCGCCACCGCTTGTCGTGCCCTAGGTCATTGCTGTACATCGCGGTAGCGGTACAGGTAAACCAGTCTTTCGTGATAGCAAGGTTCGACCACTTGATAATTTCCGGCCAGGTCTTCGTTCGTAGCTGGTTGTCGGTGTTGGCGGTCACCACGACCTTACAATCCTCGCAAGTGGACATGCCCCAGTTGATCAGCATTGAGATGAATGCGGATTTACCAATACCGTGACCAGAAGCGCGTGCCAGCATAAGCGGCTGATAGCGCGTCTCTGGATTCTGCAGGTGATCACGTATCTCTCGGAACGCATCGGCCTGCCACTGACGTGGACCGGTGGCATGTGCCAGTTCAGTCCCCTCTTCCCCCCACGGGAACGCATAGAGGGCATAACCAAGCGGATCGTGAGTGAACCCTGCAATATCCTCGATCAACTGCTCTTCAGGAGATAACGCTGTATCTTTCACTGATTACCATCCTGACGTTCTTTGAGTCGCTTCCTGGCTGCTGCTATGCGATCAGCAATTGTCACATTCACATTAACATCCAGACGTTCTTTGAACGCGTTGACATCAACATGCTTACCAATCAGTTCGAGGTTCTTCACCTTGTCAGGCCATTTAATTTTTTTGAGGATTGTCTCTATCGAATCCTCGTTCATGTTCATGATGGTCGATGACAGATCAAAGCCACTAAGCGTAGTGCGCCAGATTTTCGGCCACTCGCGGATTGGCTTAAGGCTCCCATCGTCGTTGAGGATGTCGATCACGTCCATCTGGTCGATCTCCACCAGGCGCATGAGAACGTAATCAGCACTGACGCGCATTCGTTTGTTGCGCTCCTCCATCAACTCGGCAATCCGTTTTTGAATGCGTTCATCGCGCATCATGACACTGGCTTTAACTGCCGCTGTATTTGGGGAGAATCCTGCGTTAATCGCTGCCTGAGTCTGGTTTTCAGGCGTTTTGATGTATGACTGGCAATAAGCCTCCTGCATTGCTGTTAGTGGCTTAAATTGCGTTGATTTGCGTTTATAGGTTTTAGGTTCAGCAGGCATCATAACCACCGTGGTAATAGTTACCGTTGTGGTAATAGTACCATGCAAAATAAAGCCGCCATAGTTGGCGGCAGTATTCAAAACCATCAAATTCATCATGCATAATCTACTCGTGACATGTCACACTATTAATTTCGTTTCATGCCAGCCTTTAGTCACCCAGCATTGCGAGTCACCATTACACGGGCATGAATTAACTGGAACTCTCTCGCCGCACTTACCGCAACGTTTTCTGCTGATCGATTTTATACGCCCGCGCACGCGTGCATCATCCTGGCGGATCAGTAACGCTATATACTCACCAAATTCGTAAGGCGCACGCCCGGGGCGACGCGTGGCACAGTTACGCTCCAGCATTTCAATTTCCTGAGCATCAAGCACAATTTCCAGCTTACGCACACCAGATGCAGCTTGTCTGGCTCTCTGAGCGGCTTTGCGCTCTGCGGGGGATTTAGCCACGAATCGCACTCCACGCCAGATTGATTAATGACTCCCAGGTAATATAAACCCGGATACCAGCAGCCAGGCCGAAACCAATCACCATGGCATAAAGCAGAGCGTTGCACTTGTCCATCACTTCACCTCCTGCGGCGGTTCTGGTAACGGCATCCAGTACAAGGCGTTCCCTAACCACGATAAAGTGCCGTCGCTCAACTCCACGTATTCCCCTTGTACCTGTCCTGCCATATACTCGCCGTGCTTTGAATAAATTAAAATCCAATCATCTTGAGCGGGCATTCGCTCACTACAGCTTATCCAACCATCCGGAGTTACCGGAGAGTTGCCATTCACAAGGTCAGCTCGAACATATAGTGTGTCATCATGGTGCTGATTGTGGCTGCACCACGTTAATTCGCTTAACTCGCCATCTTCTGGCCATACTCCAGCTGTTTGCAGCCAGATATGGGCTGGCGCATCTTGGCAAGGTGTATTAACTGGCAACTTGTAAGTTTGGCTTACAGGTTGGCTACCCTGAAGCATGGCAGCGTGGCAGGCATCCTCAACGTTCTTCACTGCATCTGCGCAGTAGTTATAGCGATTGCATTCCACTAATTTCTGCTTGAGGTTTTCAATTGCTAACTCGATTTCATCCGGCACTACCGGCTCTGGTTGGATAGTGACGTTGGCAAAGGCAGCACGCAAACCGGCCTTAATTTCCTCTACTTCATCAGCGCCTAGCGATGAATCTGACAATGCGTGATGGAATGCGTAAGCCATGTCGTCGTTGATTTCTACAGGCACACTATCAGCCTTGCGGCGCTCCTGTAGCTCGCGCAGAGCCGCTGCAACATAATGACTATTGTGCTGGTCAGCCCACAGAATGAGCCGAATCAACGTTGCATTTGAAACGTATTCGTCTGTTAGTTTGCTATTGGTAAAAGTGGTCATGCTGTAGCCCCTTCTTGATATTTTTCAAACCAGAACACAACCGGGTCAGATTTCATTTCAACCAATCCCATACGAACCAGCGCCTTGCCTTTCCCGGACGCAAGGAATTCACGACGACCATCACTGATAATTCGCCGATAATCTTCCAGGCTACTGCAATGCTTGTGCAGATTGCATGGGTGGCATGCCGGAACCATGTTGGATATATCGTCACGATCCTGGTGAAGCATATTTCCAGCAAAACGAATGACCGGTTTTACGTGGTCTGCGTGCCACTTTTCGCCAAGTTCGCAGCCGCAATAAGCACAGCGACCGCCGAACTTCATGCGTAATTCTGCACGTTGTTTTTTCGTCAGTGCCATTTCAGTTTTCCTTATATGGATTAATTTTATTGTGCAGTGTATTGAACGACGCCCATACCACGTCGTTATACAATTCAATAACTGGCTCAATTATTTTCCCGATTCCCCATACCAGAATTAACGGGGATATCGGTATCATCAATACGATAAACAGAATGAGAAACAGGAATTCTGTCGTTCTACTCTTTCGCGGATATTCTTTTCTGAATAATGTCGGCACATCACTCTCCTTTGATGCGAATGCCAGCGGCACGGGAATCATTCCATCGCTTTACTTCTTCACGAATTACGTCAATGCATTCTTTCGAATCCATTAGGTAATCTTCATCAAAAAGCCTTTCCTGTTCGTTTTCTATCGCAACAATGATTGCTTCAACTAACTTTTGTGCCTGAGAACCACTTTCTAACTCTGCAATGCGCTTCTCTGCGGCTTCCAGCTTCTCGCGCATATCGTCAACGTACTCGACCAGAGATCCGCCAGCAGGAATTTCGCACTCCTCGACCAGTTGGAAGTAGATATCAGCTGCGGCCCGTGTGTTGCTATGCCTAGCGTCGCCCATCTCACCTTCACGAAGAGCATCGCGTTCGGCGGTAAGATTGGCTATTTTGCTGTCTTTGCCTTCCAGCTCAACGCGAAGCCTCCCTACCGTTAGCGCAATATCCTCGTTCTCCTGGTCGCGGCGTTTTATGTATTGCTGGTTTCTTTCCCGTTCATCCAGCAGTGCCAAAGCAATCTTTGGATTAAAGGCAGCAATAAATTCAGCGTTGTTTTTCAGAACGTGTTGCGCAATGGCCTGACTACTTAGTCGGACCTCATAACCACGTGCGCCACGGTGTGGTTTATATGAGTCCCAGTCTCCCCACGTTGCCTTCTCTGCCGCCTCACGCAGTGCCTGGTAATTAATTTCGCTCACTGGTTGCCTCCTTTGCGTAGCTCGGCGGCAAAAGCTACTGCGTGATCATGATGTTCAAGTGTGTATGCACACTCCGCAAACATCTCCACGCCTTGCGCTCGTACTTCAGCCAGAAAAGCATCGGTGGCTGGGGTGTCTGATTGCATAGACTTTGCGCGATAGTCATTCCACCCTCTTGCATACATGGGATTAACTTGCACTCCATCTTTTACACAATATGCCTGCCCTCCACGGTTGATAACCTTGATTTCGTCCATAGCGCCAGACTTCATCCCCGCATTCTCCGCTGCCAGCGCATTAGCACGCACCAGTTGCACTTCCAGTTGCGTTGCCAAATCGCTGATCAGTTTTGCCACACTACGCATATCAACGGCACCACATTCTGCTTTCAGTTCCGAAGCCATCTCATGCCCGGCGGCAACTAACCCTTTGATATTACTTTCCATCTTTACCCTCGCTTATCCACATAACTTATTGATTACATTGATAACTAAAAAGATCGTCGATTCAGAACTCTTCGATGTTCCAGCCACCACCTGCTTTCTTTGGCTTAACCGTTACCCCGATGATTCGGAACGGATACTGATCTGCGGCGACTTTGGTTTTCACCCTGGCGTCGTCGGTCCAGAAACCTTTCACTTCGTGCAGTTCCATCTCGCCGGTGGCGAGCATCACAGCAAAATCGGGCGTATAGAACGTGTTGTCAGCTAACCGCAGCTTGATACCCTCGAATCGATACCAGGCGATTTCCCCTGCACGTTTACGCAGCTCAAGGTGCTGGCAATACGCAGATTCTGTTTTGTTCATCTGGCCTGTTTTGAGTCGACCAAGAGCCTGTATCTGTTTTCTCATGATTTACCTCTAAGGTAATTAAAAACCACATAAGACACGAAATCAATAGAGTTTAGAATATTTTATTACCTGATAGGTAATTGTTGAGACGTAAAAAAATGCGCTATCGCGCTGGTATTACTTGATAAATCCTGCCGCCTTTCCCCGCTTGTATTCCTCCATCAGCCACTGCGCTGGTGTTATTCCCCCAAGGGTGGCGGCGTTAGGCATGCACCCGAAACTTCGCCCTGGTGGATGGTAAACGTCTCTCCCTGTGTCCGGAGGTGTACTCATGGGTTCTGGCTTTGCCTGTATGCTGATCACCGGATCGGGTATCTGCTGTCCGGAAGCCACCTTTTTCGCCCAATCATCGAGCAGCCTGCGCGCGTGTTTCTCAACCTCAATCTCGCTAAGCTGGCGCTGATACATTGCACGGCGGGTATCACATACGACCCAGTACATAACCGGATGTCGCCACGGGAATCTTTCGGGACCACCAGGATATAAACTTTTTTCCTTGCTGTACCGGTGAAACTCCGCCATCACATCGTCAATGGTGACGCCAAGAACCATCTTGCTGTCTTTACACCACTTGATGAATTGCCCTGGCGACGGCCAGAACGGAGATTCACTGGCGCGGGCGTGGCGCATACCAGCAGAAACCTGTTCACGGGTACGTATTCCCCCTTCGGCAAACGCAGCAATCCACTGCTGTTTTGCAGCAACTTCCTGCTCTGGCGTCTTCAGGTTGGTTACCACTGCCGCCGGAAACAGTTGTTTCAGCTGTTTGAAAAGGGCATCAACAAGCCTCTCTGCTGACATGTTCACCACATTGTCATTGTTGACGTACTGATGCTCATAACCTGACATGCGAGAAAGGGCTTCTCCGTCACGGTTTTGTATCGCGGTAAAAACGTTGTTCACAAGAAATCCTCCCACGCTTCAGGGCTGTTCCAGTGCGGAACGTTGTTATCAGGTAATGTTGATTGCTTCTGTCTGCTAATCTGCAGCCGCCTTGCCAGCTTCTGCTCCCACTGTGCCTGATGGTATGCCTTACCCTCAGCCATCCAGTAAATTCTGAACTCTGCAAGTTCCTGTGCCGTTGGCAGACTGTCCAGGTAGATCCCCTGCAATGAGCTTTTCCGAAGAAAGTCATCTGATGGGTGCCATTGTTCATGCATGACAAATTTGCCTAATTGCCCTGGCCCACCAGGAGGAACAAAGTTATTCATCACGGCGTTGTTTGCGCCGGGGTCATGAGGCACAGAATCCCCGGTTTTTGTCCTGCTCTCCCTCTCTTGGTTAAATGACTGGTTATATGACTGGTTCTGGATCCCGTTTTTGGGATCATTCAACATCCCGTTTTTGGGATCATTCAACATCCCGTTTTTGGGTATATTCCCGTTTTCGGGTTCATTATCCCCTTCCCGGTTGCCTTTAATGTTCCCGTTTTTGGTTATATTAAGAGAGAAAACCCGCACTCTTTTCGTCGCTCCCTTTCTCTCTCCGGTATCTGAAATAAGCCCCATTTTCATGAGCGATATAAGTCCGGCCTGCACGGTTTTTTTATTCAGGCAAGTGTCTTTAACGAGGCGTTCTATGCTGGGGTAGCAGAGGTTATATTCATCGGCTCTGTCAGCCATCGAGAGCAGTATGAGCTTTAATGACGAGCTACCTGGATCTGTCTCCCAGGCCCAATCTGTTGCATGTCTGCTCATGATTAATCTCCGCTATCAGCTTGAATGTTGTGGGGAGGAATTAATCATGATCTGCTTAATCTCTGCCCTGATACGACGGTTTGATTCCATGGTGCACTCAACACAGTGTCCGTTGTAAACCCAGCGTTCACTGTCATGTCCGTGCTTACATGTTTTTCCGGTGTAGTAGCGTTTAAGTCCGCGCTTTGCGGCATCAATACGTGTAATGATTTCCATGGTAAGACCTGTTATTAGTATTGGGATTACGGTTATTTTGTGCTGACACAAAAAAAAGATCAACCAGATTTGGTTATTTATTACCTTTGAGGTACGAATAGATATGAAAAGACCGCCGGGTGGCGGTCTACAGAGGGTTGTAGCTGGATATCATGAGTAGAAGAAGTATGCCAGTTCTGCTTTTGAGCGCAGCCATTGTCTTGTTTTACAGGCTTTAAAAAGCCCATTCATCAATACTTTACCTGGCATTTTGCGCTTACCTGTTAAGTGAGTCTGGATATAGTGACTCGTCGTTCCGGCTTCCTGTGCGAAGGCTTCACGCTCATCCGGAGTAAGTGCAAGCCAGTGCTTTTTGAAATCGAAATGTCCGTTATCGCTCATAGCTATTGCCTGATATTTATTTCAGATAATAAATATTCACCCATAAGGTAACAAAAATCAAGGATAGTTACCCATGAGGTGCATTTACCTGTTGGGTAATATTGCTTTAAATTGAATCATCTACTGATTCATATATGAGGCGATTTTCCAGAAAATGAAAAGTATCCAGGACGTCCGCAGGCAAAATCTCAACGACTTGATCGACCGTGAATTCAATGGTGTTCAGACGCGGATGGCAGAAAAACTTGGAACTCAGGCAAATCTGGTAAACCGCTGGGCTCTTGGCAAGAAGGTTATCGGCGACCAGGTTGCACGAAAAATTGAAGCTGCCGCCAATAAACCCCGTAACTGGCTTGATATCGATCGCTCGCTTTCTCAGGAAGGTTTTCAGCCTGTCGGCCCAAGCGACATTGGTCAGCTGGCGGCTCACAACCTGGAACGCTGGATGAGCGAAAGCCGCGACCTTTCAACGCAGGGAAAACTTCACCGCGCATCCGGCGTCGCCCAGGTGACAATCAGCCGCCTGTTAAACAATGAGGTCAGCGTTTCCATTTCCACCCTGGAGAATGTTGCATCCGCATTCGGGCGTCATGGCTATGAATTACTGATTCACCCGCACGACCCTGCGACTATCAACTATGACCGCTCGCGCTACGCATTGTTACCCGAAACCGAGAAAGCAAAGATCGAAAGTTACATTGAATTTGTCATCAACCAGAACGAAAAAAACAAACAATAAAACTATAGTTTTCAGCAAGTAAGCCGCCTCATGGCGGCTTTTTTATTGCCTGTTAGATTACCTTTTGGGTAATTTTTTTTAACTCATATCTATTGACATCAAACCAGATACGCATAATTATTACCTCAACGGTAACAGACCGAGGTAACAAGTTATGCAGTGGAAAATCATCAACGGTTGGTACTGCGTTACTGCATGCGGATTCATGAGCTGGAAGTTCCGCACCTTACAGGAAGGCATTAAGTGGGCTTTCGTCAGCAAAGAAGCTCGCGATGTGGCCAACGATAACGAGATATGGGAGGGCTGATAATGAACGTTAATCAGCAGAAAAATCTTCAAAAAATCATGCTGGCATTCGACAAGGACTACCGCCTGTCAGAACAGCTATATGACCGACAAGTTGAACTGATTGAGAGCATCCGACTTCATCAACTGTCCTCAACTTTCGACGTTGTAACAGGCAAAGGCGTTCGCCAGGAAGTACTGGAGGCTGCTAAAGACAGCCCTGAGTTCGAAGAACTGATGGATGCCTATCGGCGAGAGGCAATGGCAATTATCGCCCGCTGGGATCTGGCGGATCAGCTTGATGGACAGAGGGACGCGGCATGAAACCAACACTCATCTCATTGCTGCGAGGTGGAAAACACAGCATCCGAGATATGGCAAAGATTCTTGGTATCTCAAGATCGAAGGTTTCTTGGTTCATCGCTGAGCTTGAACGTCGCAAATGGGTAGAGGTAACCAGGAGCGCAATATATTTCCACGATGGAACCCGTTCCAACAAGCAGAACGAATACAAGGTTAAGTTATGAATACTGGCATCTATTTCGACATCAGCAATGAGGACTACCACGCCGGTGACGGCGTGAGTAAGTCGCAACTGGACATGGTTGCCAAGAATCCGGCGCTTCTTAAATGGGTTCAGGCAGCACCAGAAGACGAAGAGAAAAAGTCTGCACTAGATATGGGAACTGCATTGCACTGTCTGCTTCTTGAACCTGGAGAATTCGACAAACGCTTCATTGTTTCACCAAAGTTCGATCGTCGGACGAAACAAGGTAAAGCTGACGAAGAAGCATTTCTTCGTGATGTAGCGGATATGGGGATTGCGGTACTTGATGCCGAGCAGTGGCGGAAACTGGAGCTGATGCGTGATAGCGCAATGGCTCACCCGGCGGCACGCTGGATGCTGGAAGCACCTGGTTACTGCGAAGCATCAATGTACTGGAACGATGAAGAGACTGGTGAGTTGTGCCGCATTCGTCCAGACAAATGGCTGAACGAGCACAACGTGATCGTCGACGTGAAAAAGGTTGCAGATATGGACCGTTTTGCACGCCACATCGAGGAATTCCGCTACCACGTGCAGGACGCAATGTACCGCGAAGGCGCAATGAGGGTTACTGGTCAGCCGCATGGTTTTTTCTTTCTTGCCGTGAGCGAAAGCATTGATTGTGGTCGGTATCCGGTACGCGTGTTCGAGCTGGATGCGCAGGATGTCGATGCCGGGCACGCTCTGTTCCGCCGGGATCTGAATACCTATCACGAATGCCGCATCAATGATGAATGGGGCGGTGTGGAAATCATTAAACGCCCTGAGTGGGCACGCAAACAGGATATGTACATATGAGCAACGACATCGCAAACATCAACGCACCAGTAGACACAGCAATCGCTGGAACTGCTGCAACTATTTTCAGCCCAGACGGCTTGAACCAACTGATGAAATTCGCCGAGGTAATGGCGCAAAGCCGCGTAACGGTACCGGCGCACCTCGCCGGGAAACCAGCTGATTGCATGGCCGTGGCAATGCAGGCTGCGCAGTGGGGAATGAACCCGTTTGCCGTTGCTCAGAAAACCCATGTTGTGAACGGCACGCTAGGTTATGAAGCCCAATTAGTAAACGCAGTTATCTCAACGATGTCGCCAACAAAAGATCGCATCAACTACGAGTGGTTCGGGCCGTGGGAACGCGTGATCGGTAAGTTTGTTGAGAAAACATCCAAAAACGGCAATCCATATATCGCACCAGGCTGGACTCTAAAAGACGAAGAAGGCTGCGGTGTTCGCGTATGGGCAACCATGAAGGGCGAGGATCAACCTCGAGTGCTTGAGTTAATGCTGTCTCAAGCACAGGTAAGAAACTCCACACTTTGGGCCAGTGATCCGAAACAACAACTCGCATACCTTGCGACAAAACGCTGGTCTCGCTTGCACTGTCCTGACGTAATCATGGGCGTCTACACACCAGACGAATTACAGGAAACGGCACCGCGCGTTGAGCGAGACATTACTCCGCAAACAACTACTGCTGCGGGAATGAACAGTCTGATCAACGCTAAACCAGTGAAAAAGCCTGATGAGCAAACTCGTAAAGCGGATAGCCGTGATCCAGAAGAAATGCTGATGGCCTTTACCAGCGCAGCGATGAATTACAGCACTGTCTCCGAACTGGATAAGGCTTACAAATACATTGCACAAAAACTTTCAGATGATGACGAACTGCTGGCAAAAGCCACCGACGTTTACAGCGTTCGTCGGGAAGAATTAAACGAAACATCTATGTAACCACCACCGCGCCGCCACACGCGCCGCACTGCAACCAAGAGAGGTATTTATGAAAGGTGCATTAGGTAAGAAGGAACTCCTGGCGGTGGTGCCACTGTCATGGAGCACTATCGACCGTATGGAGCGCGCAGGGGAATTTCCTAAACGCTGGTATATCACTGACAAACGCTGCGCATGGAACCGTGACGAAGTTGAGCGTTGGCTTGATGAACGTCAGGCAGCAAGCCCGGCAGAGTTCCAGGGTAAAAAACCTCCTGTTCAGCAACGTGTATATCGTCCCGTGAGCAACGCTGCATGAGTGCGCTGCTAAGGCACTGGAGCAAATGGTCAGGATGGTACTTATTCCTGGCCTCTGTTTCAGCATGGCTTTATCTGCTGGCATTAATTTTCAGAGAGGGTTGGATTAAGTGAGAAAGTTAAGCCGACTTGAAAAATATCACATGAATAAGGTTTCAATGCGCAGTCAGTCAAAGATTGTCGCCGTTACTCCTGCGGCGATAGAGATCGAAAAACGCGCGATTGAAAGAGAGAAAAAAGGGCAGTTCCGCATTGCCGCTCACCTTTGGCTTCAGTGTATGGATGTTGCTTCTGGTGATGTTGAACGTGCAAGGATCGCGGTTCGCAGGGACCAATGTATCACAAAAGGTAACGGCCTTCGCCGTGGCGACTATAGCGGCATAGGATGTTGTGGGGTGGTTTATGACTAAGAAATACACACTAATCTATGCAGATCCACCCTGGGTATACCGGGACAAAGCCGCAGATGGTAATCGCGGTGCCGGTTTTAAATATCCGGTTATGAGTGTGCTGGATATCTGCCGCCTTCCTGTGTGGGATTTGGCCGATGAAAACTGTCTGTTGGCCATGTGGTGGGTGCCAACACAACCACTCGAAGCACTAAAAGTTGTTGAAGCCTGGGGATTCCGTCTGATGACCATGAAGGGATTCACGTGGATAAAATGTGGTAGTCGACAACCAGATAAACTGGTTATGGGTATGGGTCACATGACTCGCGCCAATAGTGAAGATTGCCTGTTTGCAGTAAAGGGAAAACTACCTCCGCGCATTAATGCAGGGATCGTTCAGTCATTTACCGCACCGCGGCTTGAGCATTCAAGAAAACCAGATGTCGTTCGTGAAAAACTTGTGCAATTGTTAGGCGATGTTTCTCGCATTGAACTGTTCGCCCGCCAGTCGTCTCATGGCTTCGATGTTTGGGGTAATCAGTGCGAAGACCCGGCAGTGCAACTACACCCTGGATACGCGTTGGATATTGCCAGATTAACAAATGCATTCAGCAATGCTCCGCTGTCACCAACAGACAACCAGGGGCGGGAGCGTGCAGCATGAACAGGGCATCACCAGCAGATTTAAGGAAATGCCTTGAAACTGCAAACATGCTTGCACACAGCGGGATCAGGTTTGTTCCAATTCCCGCTGTCACTGATGCTGAATTTGCAACACTGTCAGCAATATTCGAAAACAAAATTGAATCACTGGCAGCAGAAGCAGAGATGGAAGAAAATCAGCAGAACTATTAAACGCTATTCCCCCGCCATCCACTTCTCAAACTTCGACGGGGAGAACGGAATCAGATCCGTATGCTCCCCGTTAATCCAGGAATCAATCATATCGGACCACTGCTGCAACATGTAGGCGCGCTGCCTGGCGTATTCCGCTTTGTTATATACGGCGCGCACACCTTTCTGCTCATGTGCCAGAGCCTTTTCAATCCAGTCTGAAGGATAACCAGCCTCATGCAACAACGTACTGGCTGTACGGCGCATATCGTGTACGGTGAAGTCCTGAATATGCTCACCATCTTCATTTATTATTTTCACCGTTCTGTCGATCAGAGAGTTCAGCGCGGCATTAGATAATGGCTTCCTGAAATTGTAACGACCAGGAACCAGATATTCACTTCCACCAGCGCACATCTGCAACCCGACCAATATATCCTGAGCCTGTTTAGGCAGGTAAATAACATGCGCCCGGCTTCCCTTCATGCGGTCTGAAGGAATTGTCCATGTCCATTTTTTAAAATCTATTTCATCCCACGTTGCATTGGTGAATTCGCCCTTACGAACCATAGTGATAAGCACCAGTTTTAAAGCCATTTTCATAGTGCCCATAGCACCAATGGCATCCAACGTGCGGAAGAACAGGCCAATTTCTTCTGGTGTCAGTGTTCGCTCTCGTGGTTTAAATATGGCGATAGACGAAGGTTTAATGTCAGCCGCAGGATTAAACAAACCATGACCACGGTCATTGGCGTGACGGTATACGCTGCTGATGATCTCCCTGGCCTGTACTGCTGTTGCCCGACCACCGCGTTCGACAATCCGGTCACACAAATCACGAACCATCGATGTGGTAATTTCAGCCATCATTTTGTTGCCAAGAACCGGAAGTATGTCACGGTCGATCACCGCCTGCTTCATTGCGCGGGTACTGTCAGCCAGGATGACGTGTTTCATATAACTGTCGGTATGTACCGCAAACGTCTCGGCACCACGAATCTTTTTGATACCGTCACGTTTAGCCGCAGCCGGCGACTGGCCTGCTTTAAGCAGCTTCTTTGCAGCAATCAGTTCTTCTCGAGCTTCTGCTAGACTGATACCGTCACGCCCATACTGCCCGATTACCAGTGTTTCGCGGCGACCGTTGATACGGTAGTCATAGCGAAACGAGACCGTGCCTGACGTAAGCACAGCTACATACAGCCCGTCACGATCGGAGACCTTGTACAGTTTGTCCTGCGGCTTGAGGTTTTTTAATTTTGTATCGGTAAGCAC